TTACTGTGTTTGCTACTGCTAACACAAAGGGTAAGGGTTCTGAAGATGGTCGCTATATGTTTACCAACGTATTGAACGAGGCGTTTCTTGAACGTTTTCCTAATACGATGGAACAAGAATGGCCACCTGTAAGAGTTGAAGAAAAAATTATCAACAAAGAACTTGATTCTATCAGTCGTTCCGATGAGGTGTTTGCAAAAAATCTTGTGTCTTGGGCGAATGTAATTCGTAATACTTTTGCCGATGGTGGTTGTGATGAAGTTATTTCAACACGCCGCTTGGTTCACATTGTTAAGACTTTCGGTATCTACGGTGATAAGAAAAAAGCGATTGAGTATTGCTTGAATCGTTTTGATGTGGATACTAAAGCTACCTTCTTTGATTTGTATACTAAGATTGATGCAGGTATTGATCCTACCGAAAAAGTAGAAGTAGAAGCTTCTAACCCAGAAGAAATTCCTTTCTAAGGTAGTAATTCACTTTTACCAGAGAGAGTGTTGACACACTCTCTTTTTTTTTATATAATGTCAATATGTAGAGAAAAGTCGCCTCTACTATTTTTCCTATTTGTGCGACTATTTTTTAATGGAGTAAATTGAATGTCTGCTAAACAGAAAATTCTAAACTATCTTTCCAAAGATTCTGGTTACAACACACTCACCGCGGCACAAATTCGTGCCCGTTTCGGCATCACTAATGTCGGCGCCCGCATTGAAGAACTTCGTTCAGAAGGTCACTGCATCTATACCAACAAGAAAACTCTTGACAACGGTAAGACAATCACATACTACCGTCTTGGTAAGCCTAGCCGTGAGATGGTTGCCGCTGCACATGCTGTTTTTGGCGCCGAAGTTTTTGCCTAAAAAGTAATGAGTTTTGAAGTAGGGATACATATATAATATGTGTCTCTACTTTTTTTTATGGATAAATTATGCAAATACAAGTCAACCTTGAAGAACTAAGAAAAAATAAACTGTTTATTGCAACACCGATGTATGGTGGTATGAATCATGGTTTGTACATGAAATCATGTCTTGACCTACAAACAGTTATGATGAAGTATAATATTGAAGTCAAATTCTCATTTCTCTTCAATGAATCACTCATCACAAGAGCAAGAAATTATCTAGTAGATGAATTTTTGCGTTCCGAATATACCCATATGATGTTCATTGATTCGGATATTCATTTTGATCCAAATGATATCATTGCACTGATGGCTCTTGATAAAGATGTTATCGGTGGTCCTTATCCGAAAAAATCTATCAATTGGGGTAACATTGCTGACACTGCTCGGCGTCATCCAGATTTGAATCCTCGTGAACTTGAAAATCTTGTTGGCGAATATGTGTTCAATGTTGTGAAGGGTACGCAACAATTTCAAGTATCTGAGCCACTAGAAGTTATGGAGATTGGCACTGGTCATATGATGATCAAGCGCCATGTATTTGAAAAATTGGCAGAAGCATTTCCAAAGATTCGGTACAAACCAGATCATGTTGGTCAAGCACACTTTGATGGTTCACGATACATTCATGCGTACTTTGACACTGTGATTGATACTGCTGATAGTTATACTGGTGGTGGTTCTGATCGTTATCTGTCCGAAGATTATATGTTCTGTCAGATGTGGCGTAAGATTGGTGGTCAAGTCTATCTCTGTCCATGGATGAAGACTCAACATATCGGTACATATGCATTCACAGGTAATATGCCTGCTGTTGCACAATACACTGGTAAACTATGATAGATTATAAGTTTAGTGAAGACCGTATTCTTGAAGATTTGAAACAATATATTGACAAGACATACGGTCAACATTATGCACAAAACAAATTCCAAGCATCGGAATTCATCATTGATAATGGACACGGTGACGGATTCTTTATTGGAAATATTATGAAGTATGCACAGCGATATGGTAAAAAGAATGGCTACAATAGAGATGACTTGATGAAAGTCGTTCACTATGCTATACTTGCAATACATAATCACGATTTGACAAGGAAATAAATTATGAAACTCTCTGATAACACACTTACGTTGCTAAAGAACTTTGCAACAATCAATCAAGGTATTATGTTCAAAAAAGGTAAAACACTTCGTACAGTGTCTAGCCAAAAGAATGTAATGGCTGAAGCAACAATCAATGAAGAAATTCCAACAGACTTTGGTGTATATGATTTGAACAATTTTCTTTCTGTTCTTTCTCTACACAAAGATGATCCAGTCCTAGACTTTCAAGACAACAATGTTTTGATTTCTGGTCTACAGGGTCGTAGCAAAATCAAGTATCGTTTCTGTGCGCCACATATGATCGTTGCTGCACCAGATAAAGCAATTGCTATGCCTGATCCTGAGGTTTCTTTCTCACTCAGTCAAGAAGACTTTGACTGGATTCTCAAAGCAGCATCCGTTCTTTCTTCACCGTTTATTGCAGTTGAATCTGATGGCTCAAAACTTTCTGTGACAACATTTGATCCACAGAACGATTCAGCCCACACAGAATCACTTGAAATTGCAAATGGCACAGGTAACAAATATAAAATGCTTTTCAAAGTTGAAAATCTAAAGATGGTATCTGGCGCTTATGATGTTAAGATTTCATCAAAGGGTATTTCAAACTTCAAACATAAGACACTCAATCTTCAGTATTGGATTGCAACTGAGACTGGTTCTAAGTATGAGGGGTCCTAATGTTATTATGGTTTACTGATAAAGATGACAATTCAATTGCAATTGATAGTCGCCATCTTGTAGCAGTTTATACATCAGATGATGTAACTGCTATTAAAACTGTAGCTGGTACTTACAATGTTAAAGATAATATTCTTGATGTTGTAAGTCGTTTTAATACTGCTGAATAGTATTAACTCTTAAATTAAATTATGATTATTGTGAGGAAACAAGATGGAACATCTATTGTGGACAGAACGCCACAGACCGCAAACAGTAAACGATTGTATTCTACCAGATCGTCTGAAAGAAGTTTTTCAGGAGTACGTAAATCAGAAGCAGATACCCAATCTGCTTCTGACTGGTGGGGCGGGCGTAGGCAAGACAACAATCGCCAAAGCAATGTGCAACGAGATCGGTTGCGACTTTATGATTCTCAATGGTTCTGATGAGAATGGTGTTGATACAATTCGTGTAAAAATCAAGAACTATGCATCTGCAATGTCGTTTACTGGTGGTCGTAAAGTTGTCATCTTAGATGAAGCCGACTATCTAACTCCAAACGCACAAGCAATTCTAAGAAATGCCATTGAAGAGTTTGCAGTAAACTGTTCATTCATTTTCACCTGTAATTTCAAAAGCAGAATCATTGAGCCACTGCATAGTCGGTGTGCTGTAATTGATTTTCGTTTGCAGAATGGTGAAAAAACAAAAATGGCATCTGCGTTTTTCAAACGCATCACACACATACTAAACACAGAAAAAGTTGAATATGATGAGAAAGTGATTGCTGAACTTATCAAGAAACACTTTCCAGATTTTCGTCGTGCTATCAATGAACTACAACGCTACTCTCAACTCGGCAAGATTGATGTAGGCATCCTCTCTCAGATTGGTGATATTTCTATTTCACAGATTGTCAAACATCTGAAAGAAAAAGACTTTGCATCCGTCCGTAAATGGGCAGCAACAACCGAAATTGATAGCACGACATTCTTTCGTAAACTCTATGATGCTTTGTATGATATCTCAAAGCCTCAGAGTATTCCACAAGCAGTAATTATTCTTGCTGACTATCAATACAAACAAGCATTCGTTGCTGATCAAGAGATCAATCTTGTTGCTTGTCTAACCGAACTGATGGCAAATGTGGAGTTCAAATGATATCCGATCAAAATATTGTGTCGTTAAATGAATTTTTTGAGGACGGCGTTCTTCATAATTACGTGAAATCAAGGATTGATATTGATGATCCTTGGATTGGGACACAATATGAAGGATACTTAAAACTCTCAAACACGCAAATGGGAGCTTTTGGTGAAATTTTAGTGTCTAAGATAATGCAAAAAAAAGGTAGTGAAGTTTATCCAAGAAGAAATAGGGAGCATGATAGAATAATTGATGGATACAAAACTGAGATCAAGTTCAGTTTAAGTATGAAAACAGACTATTTTACGTTTAATCATCTTGCATGTCATAAAGATTGGGAGAGATTAATATTACTTGGCGTAAATCCAAACGATCATTTTCGTATAAATTGGATATGCAAAGAAGATTTTGTTAAAAATATAAACTCAAACAATTGCGTTTTCAATCATCAACAAGGCGGTAAAAATAGTGAAAATGATGACTACATGTTTTCCAGTGATTATTCTAAACTAGAAGCCGCTAAAATTTTACAAGAAATGAGTACATGGATGCATCCATGCAGTGCATGGATGAAAGATGATATAAAAAAGATAGGGATTGAACTATGGATGTAAATATCCATAATTTTTTGAATATTAGAAATACTACACGAAATTTAAATGATGTTGAATTTGAATCTGTTGTATCAATACTTGCTTCTCAGTTAGAAAATATTAGTTTTATACCAAAATATTCTGATCAACAATTGAGAACTGATTGGAATAATCTATGTAAGTGGACAATATCAAAAAATCATATCAATTCAACTTCAAGAATTGGTATGAAATTTTGTGAACATTATTTTCCAAATTTTTATGACAT